TTTCACCTACCGATGCATCTTTAAATGGTGCACAATTAAGTGCTGTTGAAAAGAATATTATTGCTCAATCTATTAATACTATTGATAGCTGGAATGTTCTCTGCGAACAAGGTGTTAGTATTGCTATGGCAACTAATCCTGATGTTCAATATATACAACAAGCAAGTTCTCAATTAAAGAATACTACTTTTAATTTAAAAACTGCTACTAATACGTTAAAAAATAAATTAGCTGCTTACAATATTACTTGTTAATCTCTATTCGTGCATAAATGTATTTATGCACGAATAGGATATGGGTTATCCTGATTTTTGTATCCATTTGGATACAAAAACACAGATAGACCTTAAGAATATCCAATACTTTTTTCAAAAAGTATATAAATATTTACTATTAATAATAATATATGCTTTTTAAATTCAATATATTATTATTCATTGGAGTAGTAAATGCTTTTATTTTTCCCAAATTTTTTAGAACAACTAGAGAACCTATAACAGCATTATATTTTAGTCAATATCCTAGAAAACAACCTTCTTACCCTCTATCTAGAATATATCATGAACAATATTTAAAAAGAATACAATCTAGAAATAATACAGAATCTCAAAACAATCCTACTTTAAGAAAAATTAAACGTGATAGAGAATTTAAAAGCAATTATTATTCTGATAACAATGAAGATGATGAAGAAGAAGATGATTTAGAAATGGATGAAGAAGAAATGGCTATTTTTGAAAAGTTAATGAATAATGATATCAATGAAAATAAAAATGATACTTTACCACCTCCAGCACCAGGTACAGTAAGGATTTTTATTAATAAAAAAATGTTACAAAATGGGTTTATTAATACAGAACCCGATGAAGATGGAATTGAAAGAGATATTTGGGGTAAGCCTATTCGATCTACTCTAACAAATAAAAATAAAAAATCAGAGAACTTTGAAGTTATTTCAAAATCACCCTATAATTTCTCTAGTATTGGAGGTTATGATAATATTAAACTAGAGCTTGAACAATGTATTGATTTATTATCTAATTTTACCAAATATTCTGGTTATAATGTACGTGTACCCAAAGGTCTTATTTTAGAGGGACCTCCAGGTAATGGTAAAACTTTACTTGCCAAAGCACTTGCTGGTGAAGCTAAAACTGGATTTATTGCTGTCTCTGGTTCTCAATTCCAAGAAAAATATGTAGGTGTAGGTTCATCCAGAATAAGAGAACTTTTTGAATTAGCAAAGAAAAATATACCATGTATTATTTTTATTGATGAAATTGATGCTGTTGGTAGAAAACGTTCTGGTGATGGGGAAACTGCTGGTGGTGAACGCGATAGTACACTTAATGAATTATTAGTAGCATTAGATGGTTTTAAAAATACATCAGGAATTTTTGTTATTGGTGCAACAAATCGTGCTGATTTATTAGATGATGCCCTCTTACGCCCAGGCAGAATAGATAAACGTATTTTTATTAGTAATCCTGATGCAAAAACTAGAAAAGCCATATTGGATATTCATTCCAAAGGCAAGCCTTTTGATCGTTCTGTAGTAATCGATGATTTGGTAGAAACTACAAATGGGCTTTCTGGAGCTCAATTAGAGAACCTATTAAATGAAGCAATGTTAAATGCCCTACGCCAAAATCGTGATAAATTTACTGATGTAGATATTGATATGGTTCTCAATAAAATGATGGTAGGATGGCAACCCAATGAGCATCAATTTACCTCTGATATTATTGACCATATTGCTATTCATGAACTTGGACATGCAGTAGCAGGACTTGTATCTAAACATCACTCTAAAATGACCAAGGTTGTTATTAATTTATCTGCTCCAAAAAGCCCTGCATATACTATTTTTGAAAGTTCTGCCTCTAATATTCTTACTCGTGAAGCATTATTGGAACACCTAATGATTTTACTATCAGGTAGAATTGCAGAGGAAGTTGTTTATGGTGTTTCGGTTACTACTGGCGCTATTAATGATTTCGAAGAAGCCCTTAAATTAGCACAGCGTATGATTTGCTATTATGGTATGGGAAAACAACCTATTTATCCTAGTATGAGTGAGAAATATAAGGAAAAAATAGATTGTGAAGTATCCAAATTGATTAATGATGCATATGCTTATGGAGAATTTCTTATTCGTAACTCAAAAGGATTATTAATTGAAGGTGCTGATTTATTGAAAAAGCAAAAGGTTATGAAAGCAGAACAGCTTATTGAACTAATGAATACCAAATATAATAATATTTTTAATCTGAAGATTTGAAAAAGTTTTTTAATAGTAAGGGTAAAATAAAAAAAATAATACTAAGACTAATTCCTAGTATTATTCCTTGGACTCTTACGACCTTTATACACCCGATAAGGGACTTGAACCCTCGACCACCAGATTAAAAGTCTGGCGCTCTACCAACTGAGCTAACCGGGTAAATTAAAACAACATTTTTATGGGTTTTTTATATTTACTTTTTATATTCTACACTTGCTATCTATTATTATATCACGCATATTCTTTATATTATTTTATAATTAAACAAAGGAGAACCCGAGTGCAAAATCACTACTCCTCATCATCCGATGATTCGCAATCAGCCCAGTTTCTAATAAATTTGTACTTTCTACGAACCGTAACATTTGGATGAGGTGCTTCCTCTTCTTCATCGGAACCCTCGTCGAGAGTTGAGAATAGATTTGCTGGTGTTGCTTTTGCCTCTGCCTTTTTTTTAGTTTCTTTCTCTTTTACTGCGGCAACTATGCGAACAGTCAGTTGTTTTTTAGGTTCTTGGCATTGATTTGAGAAATGGTTACCTACTTTTCCGCATTCACTACATGTATGCGAACGGAGATTATTCAGAAAACGTGTGCAGCATATTTTTCCATTATGATCACGGAAATTATGGTTCTCATATAAGGTTCTAGGTACTCCTGCCTTCTCACATATATGGCAAAAGGCAGATGATGACACGGTGACCTTCTTATTGTTGTTAATACGGCGTGACATTGTTCTTGTTCAGTTATTGGTTTGGTGTTGGTGCCTATTATATTTATTGATAAAAAGTTTTCAATTTTTTATAACATTTTCTAACGTAAAAATATTTTGGATTGGTATTATTTTTTTAGCAATTTTCCATTTACATATGTTTCGTTTTGTTTATAAATATAGCTTTTATGATAAAAATCAAAGCATTCAATTTCATTATCTGATGAATCAATTGGAATATAATTGGTTGTAGAAAAAGACAATATACCAAGGGAAAAATTTTTGTTCAATAATTTTGTTAGCCCCTTTTGTTTTCTATATTCATTTATTCCATCGATAACTGTAGGCAGAATTTCAATATCTAATCCTTCATGGTCGTCAGATATATCATCACAAACATATTTTCCATAAAAAAATTTCTTATTAGTTCCAATTCTATATATAAAGGTAATAAATGGCATTGTCTGATATAATATAGTAAATAATATTTATGTTGTTTCTCAGTAACGTTTTGAAATAAAAATGAATTATAAAACAATTTATAATAATTTATATATATTTATATAATGGATGAAAAAATAAAATTAAAGGGTGATAAGGGCACCAAAGGAAGAAAGGATAAAAACAAGAAAGGCATTTACAGTAGCAAACATATTAGAAATCAAATACAAAATAAAACAACAACTTCTTCTGCTTCTAATACAGATAAAGAAAAATCAGAAAAACACATAAAAAATTGAACATAATATTAGTTATTATATCCAAAACAACACACAATAATAACAATGTTTCTCCTAAGTTCTCTATTAGTTGGTATGTTCTACATATTTGTCATTGTAGCATGTAATGAAGTTTCATTACGAAATATGACTACAAATCTTCGAGGAAGTGAAGATGAATTATTTGAGAAAAAAATAGAAAATTATACAAATTCCATTACATTTGAAGAACCTCCCCAAAATTTAAGAAGAGATGATGATGATGATCGCTTGAAACCTGAGTTTGTTACTATTTCAAGAATTTTCTCGAACAGCAATGACGATAAGTTTCCTGAAAATTTTAATCTTCAGGAATATTTGGTTGAAAGAAATTGGAAAAATGTTATTGGAAAACATCTAAATATGGCAATTATTATGGAAAACGAAGTTATTATTTGAATAAAAAAAAACTAAATAATTATGAAAAAACATGTAAAAATAAAAATCACGTACATGTTTTTTTATTTGATACTTATATAAATTTATACTTTTTATAGAACCCTAAAAACAACAAACTGACTATCTTGGTTAAAATCATGTTCAGTTACAGTAACCTCTTCTGCTAATACTCTTGCATCCTTTCCTTCGATTTCTTTACCAATATCACATAGCTTATTATTTAGCAGAACCATCTCTTTACCTCTGCTATTTTTATCTTCCATAGACCCATCTTTATCAAGAACCATTGATCCACATAATTGTACTAGAATGCACATACTTAACTTACTACTAATATAAGTATGTACAGTATTAAAACGAACTACCTTCAATATCATCTTTGCTATAATATCCATATCCTGCGTAGGAAAGGTACTTGGTACTGTGCCATACTTTGGGGTCATTTTTTCTAAAAAATCATTGAGAACCTCTTCTTCCTCTTCGTCATATACTTCGTTACTATGCACATCTGCAAAAGTTTGTTCATCTTTTGCAAATTTTAATAACATACCAAGAAGTCTTGAAAATGCAGGAGCACGAACCTTAATATCAATTGCGGACATGATATTTGAGTTATAAACTTATTACTTATTAATTGTACTATTAATATGGTTTATTACATGTTTTCAATTTTTTATTACTAAATAATTACAAAATTAGTATATTTAACCAGAAATTTAATATCTGTATTTAGAAAATGAAATGTTCTCAAATCCTTAAAAAAATATCCGAATGTCCAAAACGCGCAGCAATTTATAATAAAATAAATCCACAACTATTCGATGTATCTTTGCGAGATGGTATTCAAACAGCTAATGTTGAGAACTTTACTACAAAGAAAAAAATGATATTATTTAATAATATATTGAGAACCTACAGCCCACCTAAAATAGAAGTAGGTTCTCTAACTAATGCTCCAAATTTACTGCCGATTATGGGTGATACACTTATTTTACATGAATATTCAAAACAACATATTCTACCCACATTCTCAAATAACCCCAATGTCTATGTTCTCATACCCACTATTAAAAAACTAGAAACTGCCATCTCTCACAATATTACAAATTTCTCCTTTTTAACATCCGTATCTGATAGGTTCCAACAAAAAAACGTTAAAAGGAATATTACAGAAACTAAATTCGAATTTGATTTGATGTTTTCTAGATGGTTTCGAGAACCTTGTTCATATAAAACAAAACTATATATTTCATGCTTTAATTATTGTCCTATTATTGGTAAAATTGATAATGATTTTATTATTAACGAAGTTCTCAATTACCATAAAAAATTTGATTTTAATGAACTCTGCCTTTCTGATACCATGGGAAATATTTCATATGATGATTTTGAATATATTATAGATACTTGTATGTATTTTGGATTACCAAAATCTAAATTATCCTTTCATTTTCATGTCTCAGAAGAGAATTATGAGAACCTGGAAAAGATATTATTTTACTGTTTTTCTAAGAATCTTAATAATTTTGATGTATCTATGTTAGAGACTGGAGGATGTTCTGTTACTATGGGTCCTAATAAACTACGTCCAAATATGAGTTACGATTTATTTTATTCTATTTTATATAAATATATTAATAGATATATTACTTTTGAGAACCTTTATGGTAAGGATTTCGATAAAAGATATGTAAAAAATTGATTATTTTTCGCTATTTTAATAATTATAGCATCAAACACATCCAAATAAAATGCCCAAGCCTACTCGTGACCAACAGTTTCAAAAATCATTTGAAGGGTTTTTCGAAGATCTTACTGATAATTACCCAAATTTAACAGAATATACCCTTACAAATACTACTGAAAATAAGACTTGTTGTGACCATACTTACACTCTACAAATTCCTAGACAAATTGTAGCTTACCATCTTGATTTAACAATGATTGATAGAGATGGTATTGAAATTGGTCCTGGTCCCGTTATGAAAAATCAAGAAATACCAAATAAAAAAGAATTTAAAAAAATTTACAATGATTATTATAATGATTATAAATTAGAAATTGGTAAAATTCTGGTATCTTATACTGAAATTTATGACTTTTGGTATGAAAAAGAAGATGACCGTATTACCAATGATGAGATCAGAAATGGTATTATTCATAGCGATTTATCCGATTATGATGTTTTTATGAAAATACTGGTTGTTTACCATAAAACACATATCCCATTTCCTATTCCATTAACCAATGAACAAAAATTAGAGAAAAGATGCAGACAACTCCAGGCCAGAAATAACGAATTAGTACTTAATTTAAATGGTCTTACTAATATGTATCAAGAGAAAGATGAACAAAATACATATTTAAGACACCGTTTACGGGTTGAACGTAGAATTGCTAATAACAAATATAGAGCAATGAACGAGAAAATGCAGAAAAAGTTCTCCGAATATTACGGTAAATTAGTAGAAAAAGATGAATGTCCTGTTTGTTATGAAGAAATTACTGCGGAAAAACTAAAAGTCCCTGGATGTTGCCATACTATTTGTAGCGGATGTTCTGAAAAATGTGATAAATGTCCTATTTGCAGAGAAAGTTATTAGAATAAAAGTTATAATAAATATTTTAGCAAAGGTTTAGTAAATAAAAATGTTTTTTTCTTCAAATAATATATAGTAAAATGGATGCTTTAAAAAAAGAAGAAGATAAAGTTGTTAATACTGAAGCAGAATTAACTGAAGGAGAAGTATTTAAACCAAAAGAAACTATACCCGAAGTTGTAGGTGAAACTACTCTAGAAGAAACTCCTGAAGAAGTTGCAGTGCCTCCTCCTGCAATTGTATTACCTAGTAAAAGAGAAAAAAGATGTCCGCCTAAGTGCATGGCAACAAGACGTTGCAAGCAAAAGAAAACTAGAAAGAATAAAAAACCCATTATCATTATGGGCGGAAAACGTAGTAAAAAAAATAGAAAATCAAAGAAATCTAAAAAATCAAAGAAATAAAAAATTGAATACTAATTACATATAATATTAATATTCAATTAATTACACAATGAAGACACGTAGTCAAACTATCAAAGAATTACACGAATTAGAAGTCAATATTGACTTTGATTATGCATCCAAAATGTGGACCGCAAACAAAGAAAAGCTTCTTAACGGTTGTTATCAATATGTATGTGGCAAGGAACTTAATAATAGCTGTTTCTGTAAGCGAAAATTAGCAAAAAATTCACCATTTTGCTATGTGCATAATAAAAAATAATAAATTAAATAGCGAAAATATATAAAAGAATTATCTTTTTTTATCTTATAATGGAAAACATTACAATGACTGAAGACAACACTTCACTTCCTCCTGCACCTACTCAGCAAAAAGAGGTTCGTCTAACTGATATTGAAGTTACAGATGAAACCATGGCACTTAATATTATTGTTTCTTTTTTAGGCGTTGCTCAACAACGAGGAACATTTAGCATTGCTGAATCTGCTAAGATCTATGAATGCATCCAAAAGTTTATTTCTAAGCCCGATACATCATCCGCATAAATTATTTAGATATGTTTTACAGTCAGAAATAAATTCTTCATCCACTTTTAATTCAGTTGTTTGATATTTTCCTTTTATTAAAGCTAATATTATATTATTCAGATCTTCATCTGTAGCTTCTAGTCGAAGCAATTCATTTGTCTTAATATTAAATATTTTAAATGCTTTTTCATCAGATTTTGTATCATCTGATGAAGACTTCATTCTCCATAACCAAGCATAAACTACTACCTGTAACATATGGTCAATCGTAATTTGACTTGTACATTTCAATTCCCATACAGTACACTCCGTTATTAGATCTGTCCTTGCTGTAAAACGAAACTTTACATCCTTAGCATAATTTGCTGATAAAAATTCATCGATCTTTACATGTGCTTTATCATCGCTTTGATGAATTATGGATTCCTCTATCCTAGGCATTATGTCCTTACATTCATCACCTATAACGCTATCTAACCGTTCAGTACATTGAAGTACCTTATTTTCAGGTAGCCAATTATACTCATCACGATCGATTTGCTTCAATTTAAAATATAACGTTTCTTGAACTGCAACACTAACATTTGTCATAAATAGATAATCATTAATACTCTCCATTTTTTCTGGTAGTTCATTTACAACATTTTTTAAATATAAATGTTCATTTGGTTTCATATTATCGACTGATCTTTCTATTAAATTTAATAAAATATTTGAGTTCTTTTGAGAACTTGACCATTTTTCACTTAAATAATCATAGTAAATACAAGGAATTGCTATTCCATTTATATCACTAACTTCCTCAAAAAATCCTCGTTTTGTTTCAATTATATTTGGTATTTCTATCTCAGAAAGTTCTCTATTCTCTGAAATAAAAATACGATCTAAAATAAATGAAACATCCTGTATTACTGATTCAGGTATAAATTTAAGTAAATCAGAAGGTGTTGTATTATGTTTATTTACAAACTGAGCATCCCTAATATATTCATCTTCATCATCTGGAAAAAGAGTTTGATGATTTCCACGGAATTGTATATAATCACTTTGTTTCATCTCGACATGGTTCTTTTTTAAAAATTCTAATGGTCTATCTGTGCGAAAATTATCACCTTCTAAAACATAAAGACCATGAGTAGCCCGTGTTGCTGCAACATATAACGTATTAGGGCATATATCTCTACGTATATTACGAGCATAAAACTTTAAATAGGATTGATCAAAACCAACTATAAAAACAAATTTACGTTGACGCCCCTTCACACAATGAAATGATGAGAACCCTACCTTTTTTTCAATAACGCGCTCATCTATTTTATCATTTTCTAACATTGGCACATGACATGGTATGCCACGTTCTACCAATATGTTCTCTAAATGATGTATATTACTATTTACACCCTTAACTGATGGTCCTAATACATAAATATCATCAGCCGAATAACCCTGTTCTAATAGCCTTGATATTTCTGCAGCAACTATTCGTTCTATATTCATACGTGTATTACGTATATATGTAACTGGTGCGCCATCACGGCATGCCTCCATACGATTTTCACCTATCATTACCTCATTCACAAATTTACACATCTGATTTGTTATGCGATAGGACATTTTCATTGTGCAATATCGAAATTCTTGTGTTTTTAAACATTTAAACTCCTCCCATAGTATATCTGCAAATGTTAAAAAACGTATATCAGCACCTTTAAATTCATACAAACCCTGCATATAATCACCCAATATCAATAATTGTATAGGATGCCCCATATCTCTAGCAAATTTAGCCATTAATTGAAAATACAAAAATGTCATATCTTGTGCCTCATCCAATACAAAAACATCTATTTTCGGTATTTTCTCTATCGGTGGTAAATCCTTTAATATAATATAACGTACACCAGTATCTGTATATGAAGTCGGTAAATAATAACGTACAGCTAAGCTATGAAACGTATGAACTTTCATATTTGTTACGTCCGATTTTTTAACACGATCTTTTACTTCAAACCGTAACATAGAATTATATGTCATTTGTAATATTTTCATCTGTGATAATGCTTTCGCGACCGATAAAATCAATGTAGTTTTACCAGTTCCAGCACAAGAATCGACTATTACATTATGACCATCAATTACATTTTTTAATATATTCTGTTGTTCCTCACTTAAATCATTCATAATAATTCAATTAAATTATAATGCCGCTATTTATTTATATTACTTTATTTTACCATTGGCAAATAAAATAGTGGAGAAATATAATAAAATTATCTATATAATAATATCTAATTATGTATGAAATTATTATAGTTAGTGGGTTTGGTGCAAGTCCAAAATATACAGAACCCCTTGCCAAGTATTTGCAGTATTATACACAATGTATTGTACATAATTTTTCATTAATACATGGTGTAAAATTTGAAATTGAAGTAGATAAAATTGTTGATTTCATTAATAAAAAAACTAATAAACCCATTATATTAATTGGGTTTTCTACTGGATGTAATATTGTTATTGGGGTTTCTCATATTATTAATGTAAAACGTTTAATATTAATAAATCCTGCCGAATTATTAACCAGATTACCATATGAAATTGTACGTGTAGCTACATATGACACAGATCCATCTCATATTAAGCTTTATAAACCATTTATTAAAAAATCATCATTAACTACATTATCATGGAGTATTATTCTATCTAATGCATTCGTAACTCTTAATTTACTCTCTTTTATATTAGGAAAAGAACGCATGGCTGAAATTTATTATGCTTGTCAGGGCAAATGGGTAAATGAACCTAGACCAGATGAATTAGTACGATTAGCATTTACAAAAAAAAGTAATGAATTATTCAATACTATTAGATACTGTTTATTATCTCAAAATACTAATGAATTAATACGCAATACAAGTTCTCCTATTCATATCTTTGTTGGTATGAAAGATTCATATATCCACTTATCCAGACATATTTTTAATAATTTTGATAATAACAATAATAAAATTACTATTAACAAATTAATAGGGGATCATCATACATTATACCATTTTCCAAAAGAAAATGCTAGGACAATATCCGATTATATTTGCAGGATCTAACATCTAAATGCATAAGCAAATAGCCCCACTGATGCTAGTCCGAGAACCAATCCTGAATGATAATAAACTTGCATTCCACGGTACATAGCTAACCATGCTTGATTTTGTTCTGGCGTTTTAATATGATTTAACATCCAATCTGATTTTGGAGATAATATATAGTAAAAATAATTTGTTAAAAATGAAATAGCAATTACTATGCAAACAAGAGAACCTGCTGTAAACCGATTTTTTCTTATTTGTGTATTATAAAAAATGACTAATAATGAAATAATAAAGCCTAAAATATACCCAAAATAATATATTCTCATTCTTTCATCCACTATATTTTTATATGTTTTTTGTAAATTTTCTGGTAACTGATCTTGATATTTTACCATTATATTGCTTTGATAGGTAGCATAGCTCATATAAACCATTCCAATTAAAAAAATAGCAGAAATTCCACAACTAATTTGACAAGGCATTCTAAGTTCTCAATATACATATAAAAATATTATAAAATAAAGAATTATTTTGCATATTTTACATATATTTATTTAATTTTGAATGAAAAGAAAAACAAAAAAGTCGGAGGCAAAATTAAAAATGGACAAAGAATCATTGTCCAAAATTTATTTTACGGAGAAAGTTTATCCAAAAAAGGTCATTGTTACTGACATGCAGTAAAACCTCTAAAAATGACAAAAAACGTCGCTGCATAATTTCTTACCATAAATTGGGATGTCCAAGTCGGCACAGAAGCACAGAAGTTGTGACTGAAACTTCTGTGTCAACTTTCTCATCCTCAAAATGTTAGCATAACAGTAACCCTGTTTTAAGAATATTTTATTGCTTATCGAGTGGCACAGATTAACTTCTGTGCTTCTGTGCCGAAATATTTAGCGTAAAATTCATATAAAAAAATGGTCCAATAGACTATATGGATAATAAAAGATCTAGAATTTTCACATATTTTCATGAAATTTGGGACGAAATATTAGTAACAAAATTAAAATTAATTAAATGCAAA